TCCATTAATTGCTTCGTTGAGAGTTTTTGCAAGTTTAATATTTGTGTTTTTTGTAACACTAGATCCAGTTGTAATCGCAAATGCTACTACATTTGGACTCAATCCATCAGGTAATTGTCCACTATTACTCAGAATACGAACAGTTTCCCCATTAACAAAATTATGTGGTGTGGTAAATGTAATTTGATCTCCATCACCACCATCACTATAAGTACCAATGCTATTAATACCTGCAGTACTTCTCTTTACATCAAATGACTTTTCTGCACTATATGTTGGATTATCAGTACCATCTGGCATGACAATACGTGCAGTATATTCTGTAACAATACCTGCCTGCGTAACAAGAAGTCTTAGTTGATCATTAGTTCTTGCACCAACTCTAAATCCTTCGAGAACATTTTCTGGTGGAGCATCAATATTTGTTTGATCATATAAGTAAAGATTTCCAGTTGATCCTACTCCAGCAACTCTATCAGTTTTGGTAACATCAATAGATCCAAATTCAATAGAACTTTCTGTAAGAGGAACTTGTTTTGGTGGAATAATATGAGTGATATATCCCTGATTATCCTGACTAAATGTATCAGTTCTAAATCCAATAGATGATAGAGCATTTGCACCAAAGTTGGAGTTAGAGTTGGTTAGTGAGATATCACCACCATTTTCAGTTACAAAGTGCTCAGAGAATCCAATCGCAAAGATGGAAACTGCCTGAATAAAGGAGTTATTTGAAACTTTTACATGAAAGTTCCTATAAGATGGTTTATATCTTGCTCTAGAATCATTACTAATGTTATCAACACTAGTTTTATCATCATAATTTCCGGTCGATGGTTTTGCTTGATTATATTTTACAAACGCATTATCATCTTTCTGCAGTCCAATTCCAGTAAATTGAGCAACAACCATACTACGGAAACCAGTAGCTTTATTGCCGTCTGCTTCCATACCACACATACCAAATACAGATCTCAAAGAGATGTTAAAGATATATGGTGATGCAGATGTTACAGTATCAGATGATAGTGCTAAAGTCGATCCTGTTACTGTGGGTAGTGGGTTTGTTGGAGCATTTTGAACCTGATACTTAACTTCTGTAGAAGATACTTTCTCTGATACTACAAACTGGCCACTATAACCAGTAGCAGTTATTCCTGTGATACGGAAAGGAGTATCAACATCAAGACCTGCAGCTGCAGTAGATGTCGTAACTGTGATTATATTTGTTGCAGTGGTTCCGTCACCTGCTTTAATACTTGAAATACCAACAGATTCTCCAGTTGAACCAACAATACGATATTCATCAATTTTTGGTTGAATATCAAGACCTGCAGAAGGATAATCTGGTTCGATTGGACGGCCAGATGATTGTCCATATACAAGACCTACTTTCTCATAGAACATGTCCAGATCAGTTCTATTCGTAGAATAGGTCTGGAAAATGTCGTTAATACTTACATCATTAACACCATCTGCATATTCAAAACATGCTAGTTTATGGTGTGAGAAATTTGGAACAAATGTGTTTGCAGTATAATCTTTATAAACAACACCATTTGGATCTCCATCAAATAAACTAAACTGCCACAAATAACATCCACCAGTTACTCTGAATACTGAAGATCTTTCAATATTATCATTTTCTGGATCTGGAACATACTTAGGTCTAATCTTAGTCTTACGAAGATCTAAACCGACAAGTGAAGTTCCTCTTGGAAGAATTACACCACCATGTATACTATTAAGCTTATGCAGTTCATTAGTTGGTGATGCAAGATCAAAGTTGGATGTCAGATCAAATGCAGGAAGATCATTTGTAACTGATCCATTTCGCAATCTATAGTTATTACTCCCGTCCGGTATAAGTCCAGGTCTATTATCTACCGTATGCTCGCCCGGATATAATAAAATTGTGGTATTACCAAATCTATCATTATCAAGACCTCTTTGATAAGAAAATCTTGCGGATTCAATCAATGCACGTTGAATCGTTTTAAAAGGACGAGTTAATGAATTACCTTTATTTTCTATACTATCAGTGGCATCTAAACTATTCGGGTCAACGTAAAGAATAGTACCGCGAGTAGATTTTAAAAAATTATCTAATCTGGAAAGACCCATCTTATTACACTATAAGTTCTGTTAGGATTATTTATCAAACGAAAAAAGGGCAACCCTATATAGGGTCACCCTTCTCGCACTTCCTTCACACTGTTATATATTACTCTTCTTTTAGTTCATTGTCAAGTATATATTCAACTGTATTTGCAACATCATTCATAGCATCACGCAATTCTTTTTGAGTTCCCGTATGTTGAGACATAAGTTCGGTTTCAGTGAGAGACCATCGCCATTGATCCATTTTTTTATTGTGCCACAAATTAATAACCATTTTTAATCTACAGGTAAAAGTTCTGGATTTTCCAATTCTAATTCAAAGCACATAGGGTGACATTCTTCAGACATCAAATACATTGAAGCTCGATACATTTTTTCTGCACTCCATCTAGGACCAGAATTTGCTAATTGTATTACGCTTGGATTTGATCTAGCAAGTTCTGGGAGTTCATCAAAGGTAAATGGAATATTCTGAATACAATATAACAATACTAGATGATCTCCATCATGATCATACCAAGCATATTTTGTTTCTATGCGGTATTTCATGAGTATAAGTTTACCCTCAAAATATTTAGGGTAATGCGAGTAGGGAGACTTGAACTCCCACGGGCATTATGCCCAACAGATTTTAAGTCTGGTGCGTCTACCAATTCCGCCATACTCACGGGGAATCAACTTTCTTCAGACTTCCAAGTTGTTGGATGAAGGCTACAATATTCGTTAAAAGTGATTTTCATCTCTTTATCAGTCAATCCTGCGTTTCTTGCTGCTTTTGGAACGTTCCACTTCGCCACAAATAACATTTCCATAGACTGTCGGGTTTCTGGTCTCATAATCGTAACAAGTCAGGATTTCTTCGTAAATTGAGGGTTTGTAATAAAGCATAAAAAAGGTAATAGGGCAAAAATTTTGGGGAATTTTTTTACCCCCTTTTTTGGAATTAAAAGTCGATTTTCCCTCAGAGTGGAGACGCATACGCAAGTGTCTCTTCATCAAGCATGGCACGGCATAGTTCCAGCACACCCATGAACTGGTCTATGGTTTCACAGTCAACAACCTTCTCGTCACCTTGCTCAGAGTAAAGATAGAACTTACGCTTCACGGGGTCTACAACGCAGCGTGTGAGGTAGTCGTCTTGCATAGGGGGGTCTTTGCTTACCTAGGTATTATAGGTCATTTGGCGGGTGGTGTCAAGCGTTTATACCAGAAGGAAAGAACAAATCTTTCACTGGTTTCTTTATGACGATACGTTGGCATTAAACCAGAAGGATAAAACGTATCTAGTTCCAGATTCTACCTTACTGACGTGATGTAGATACTCTCTATTGGAAAAAATTAATAACTTGCCTACTTTTGGTTTCACATCATACCATACACTTCCATCAATATTATCAAATTGTGTGTGTCCTCCAACGTAATCATCATTTAGATAAAGAAATGCTGCGAGTACATTAGGACTATACATTTCAGACTTATCATAATGAGGTCTCATAAATGTACCAACAGGCCATCGTATAAGACCACAATAATCCAACTGTATATCCTTATGAAAGGACCTGCAGATTTTAGTCACATTTGCGATAACATTAGCAAATAATTCATCCTTTGATAATTTAATGTCAACGGGTTTTACATCTCCACCAAGATAAATTGCACCATAATCACCGTCAGGTTCTGGTATATCAGGACCATAACTCAAACTTTCTTTAGAATTTGAATGTGTTACTGCTTCTAAAAAAGTATCATTTTGGTCAAGATGAAGATCAATGAATGGTTTACATAAAGTAGAGTTTAAAAACTCCTCTTCAATATAAAGTAATTTTTTCATTTTTTGTTATACCATATATTAAGGGCAAATCTTTCAGTTCCCTCAATCTTAGTGACATGATGTTTATAAATTGAGTTAGAAAAAACAAGCAACTTTCCTGTCTCTGGTTTCACCTCACATTCTTCAAATCCAGTGTGACCTCCGGTATAATCATCATTTAAGTAAAGAACTGCTGCGAACAAGTCAGGATCTTGATCAGGTCTGTGTGGGTCAATATGGGGTTTCATGAATGTACCAACAGGCCATCTCACCACAGCAGCATAATCTATGATCACCCTATCATCAAAAATTTTACAGAGGTTTGTTACTTTATCAACTACGCTATTCTTTTCTTTCTCAAAATAAATTCCATCAAGAGTTGTGAGATATGTGTTTCCACCTCTACTCTCATTACCATAAGGAAGTTCTTCTTTATTTGATTTAGAAAGTTCTATTAATTCTTGACATTTATCTGGAGATATGAAATTCTCCTCAATATAAATTAACTTTTTCACCTAGTCATCGTATTTGGTGGTCCAGCAAATTCGGGGTCATTATAAATTGGGTTCTCAGCACCTGGTTTATAGTTAGGATCTGGATAATCAAAGCACTCCTCACCTTCATACTCAACAATCAGAGGGTTGATATCCTTACGTTCTGCATAGACATGATAGAAGCAACTGATCGGCATCCCGCCTCTGGATTGAAGGTGGATCTTCTCATCATCCCAACGTTTGATTATAATATCTTGATGAGCACCGATAGGTTGAAGTTGAACTGTAATACTATCTTCATGTACTAAATTTTTCCAATACTTTGGAAGAACAATGACTTTCTCATTCCTTACACGACCACGAATGTAGACACCAACCTCAGGTCCCTCAATACATGCGTAGCGGAGACGATATTTCTCTCTAGAGGGATGAGGAATATCGAATGGTTTTGGTTTACCGTCTGCAACAGCGTGTCGTGCTTCTAACCTTCCTTTTGATAGACAATCAACTGAACCAGTGACAAACACATCACCATCAACAAATAGAGTGTCAACTGACTGTCCACCACTAACTTTTAACGCATTTGGTGTTTGTTTATTGCCAGTAATTAAAGAATTTCCAGTTTGATTTACAGTGTATGGCGTTCCATCATCACCCTGAAGAAAGGTATTTCCCCTAACAAATAATGATCTATCTGCAGGTTTACAATCATCATCATCATTTTTAGTTCTACCCACCATTAATGTGGCTCTATTTTCAGGGAACTCAGTGGGTCCACCCAAAACAACAGGTCCTTCCATACCTGCAGAACCATTAATTCTAGTAACACCTTCATTAATAGCAGGGAAGATACCAGTACCAACTTTTAATTGTCCACCAACATTGGCATCGTCTAAATTAAATGACATTTTTACTCCTTATGCTACGTTTTGTTGTTGATTATATCTTTGACCACCAACTTTAGAATCTTTAGATGCAACTGCATCACTTACACCACTAATGATAGCTCCATACATCTTAAGACAACTATTTGCAATTACTTCAGTAATTCCAGACGACATAAGTTTAGTATTAACCTTGGAGTTTATGATAACTTTTGATCCAAATATGCTGGCAGTTTCTGTAGCAGTTATCTGCACATTACCTTCATCACCGGCACCACATGCAAACATTTCAATACTGTCTGCTTGTAATCTTATTTTACCATTAGTTGCTATAATGTCAATATTACCATTCTTTGCATTGATCATGCAAGTATCATCTGCCTTTGTCCTATTACTTCCACACTCAACTTGAAAGTTTCCAGGAGACATTGATGTCGTCCATCCTTTCCTAGGACCATCTTTATCCATAGAAAAAAAATGTTCACCATCAGATGCCTGAACCAGAAAGTCTGATGTTACATCCCCTCTCAGATGAATTGATCCAAAAGAACATGCACCATGATCATTTCCCCACCCAATAGCAGTATAATTAGTTTTTACATTATTACCACCATCACTAGATTTATCAAGCTTGCTAAGACCTACGCTCGCCATTTTTTCCCACTAAAGTGTATGAACTATTTAACACCCTAAACAAGATTGTCAGGTGTATTTGGTATGTTAAGTCGTGGATCATTACTGGTGACATCAGAACCCTGTCTAAGGATTGCAGATGCCCTTGTAGTGACCTGACCATCAACGCTCTCTTGAAGAGTTGCATAGACCTGAACAAGGTCTCCTGTGGTCTCATAGACACCAGCATAGAGAATACCATCCTGAGAGAATGTTGATCCATAGTATGGTCTTCCATTCACATATCCAGTCTGTTTAAGTCCAACCAAATCTGTAACCTGAAGGAGTTGATCTTCTGGTAAGACAAGTTCAGGAACAATCACAGGTTCAAATACTGGTCTCCCTCTAAATCCAACACCAGTATTAGACGGCATTGTTATGTTTGGATATTCTGTAATTCCATAGAAAGGTCTATCTGATGGTTCAACTCCATCTACAGTTCCAAAAGGTCCAAGTATTGGTTTTAGTGGTTTTCCATTTATAAGAACTAGATCCTCTGGTCCATAATTAATTCCAGGAGAGGTTGGTATAATTTCTTTAAGAACTAAAGTAACTGGAGGACCACCACCAGGTGGGGTTGGATATCCATTACCCGGTTCTTCTGGAATTATTTCCGTAACAACACCAGCACCTTCAATTACTTTAGGGCATGGTGGTGGAATCATAATTGCAGATGCACACAATGGATTTGTGGTCCATGGTGGCGTAGAAATTACCTTCTTAATATTTGCAATAATCTTAAGAGCAAATCCTGTTGGATTGTAGTTAGCAAATATATCTTTAGGTTGTTGAATGTTTGTCAAGATAACTTTTAGTTCATATCTTCCTCTAGATAAATTAACTAAAGTTTTAATAGGTTCTCCTTTAAATGATTTAGAAACAGCAACTTTTTGTCCATTAATAAACAATGTTGCTGTATCATCTGCTTGAAATTCAAGTTCATAACTACCGTTCTCTGGGAAATTTACATTAGACCAAGTAAAAGTTTTTTCTCCAACAATATTTGGGTTATCAGAATTAAGTGGTGGGAGGAAAGGAGATACATTATTTTTATTCATAAAGTCACTCCAAACATTCTTTCGAGTATCAATATATCTAAAGATATCAGGTCCAGAGTAAGTCACA